ACCAATCACGACGATGATACCGATGCATGCAATTTGAATACTGGTCAGAATCTGGGTGTCAATCATTTGAATGTTCCGGACAAATTTTGTTCTTGAATTTAATCGCATCTAAAATGAACGGTTGCGGAAATCCCTTTTGACGCAGGAGATCCAGCGCGATGCATTGGAACGAAGAGCCTGCTCGAAGGCGATATGAGAATCTAATATCGGGTGCGGTAGCGTGAGTCGCTCGGATAACCCGAGCCTCAAAGCTTATATTCACAAAGTGTTGGGGGAACTCTTTTGCAAGGGATGTAATTGGGAAGAAATGCGTCGTCGTGATGGATCGAACGCCCGGGATTTCAGCGATTTGCTTGATGAACGCCATGGCACTGGCCGTGCCCTCGATCGGCGGCGTGGAATGCATGGGCTCATCCAATAGCACAATCGCCGGTCGCGGCACTGGGTTCTCGCAGGTGTCTTGGCGCTTTTGAAGTGTTTGGATGGCTTCGAGACAGCGATGTACCTCCGCTTCAAAGAGCGATTCGCGACCGACTTCGTCGTTGATCCGCATGAAACTGGAAATAGTGTGGAAAACTGGGGTACTGCACGACGATGCATATGTGACACCAAAACTCTGAGACAACAAAATGTTGCAAAGAATGGACTTCACATAGGTCGTCTTCCCTGCCGCATTGGGACCAGTGATGACCAGGTTCTTTGACAGACGCAGTGGATTGCTGCGCTGTTCAGCGCCAAGAACCGGGTTCTTCATGTGTCGGAGGGTCAGTGGTCGGTTCGCATCCAAAGACGCAAGCGACCATTTCTTCGTCTCAATCCATGCTCGCGCCATGGAAATGGCGTCCAACACGTACGCCTTCTGCAAGAGCTCCGTCAAGTATGCGCGGTGTGCATCGGACGTCCATAGCTTGTACATGGTTGTCATGTGGTTCCCGAACGTTGGGCGCGAACTGCTAGTACAGACACCAAAGTGCTCAAAGAATGCGCTGGGGCAAGAAGCGACGACGCCTTCGGCTTTCTGCACAAAATCTCGGACGGATGCCATTTTGGCCTGCAGCTGTCGGCGCACACGATGAAGCATGACAGCAATATCGATGCTTTGCACAATTGTGTAAATGTAGATCAAGATATACGCCGTAAAGGTGATCACACGCAACACAGACTGGCGCAGGTTGGCGCGATCAATGCGGAACAGCTCGCGCAGGATCTTGGTCAGGAATGTCATATATGTTTTGAGAGGCAGGTTCCATTTGAGCTTGTAATTCAAATACCACCATGGACCGAAAAAGACAGAAGCTGGGTAAATCAAGTTCATCGCCGGCGCCAGGTAAAGGCGATACACTTGGTAAAACTCGATGACCCACGGCACATGATTCATGAGACGCACGACAGGCCAACATGGAAAGAGCATTGGCATGGGCCACGTATCTTTGATATTGGGAAGCCTCAGCGCCCATAGCACGTCGTCTTCGTGCGTCGCGAGCTCCGCAAGCGTTTTCCCAACGTTCGGTTGTTGACGAATCCAGTCTTGGCGCATCCGGATGTGCTCGGTCGAAGTGAGCGGCAGCTGCACCATGTCCGCAACGAGGCGACGCGAGCCTCTTAACCGCGTCTGATGCTGCAACCATGGCAATAGGTGCGTGTGCTCAATGAGGCCGCTGGACACTTCGGCATGTGGATGCGCGCGCAATGCCGCCAACAACGGCTCGACTGTCTGAACCGCCGTGGTTTCGGACATGGTTTGCGACGGCTGGAAAAGTTGGTTGGTTGAGTGGACGGCGTCTTTGAATTCGTCAGATCGCAGGAAATCCAGTTTTTGGGTTAGGGCACTTGCTATTTGTGGGTGAGCAATTCGCATCTAAAAATTTGACGCACGGAGAAAAGTAAGGCAGAGTAAGATAACAATGGAAGATGTGTACCCGTATGTGGTGATCCGGCATCAGGGCATGCTGTACCGAATTGAGCGGAGTCCATTCGAAAGCCACGAGCGCACCATGGATCGTGGATGGTACATCGTGAAGCAAAAGCCGACTTCCGTGATGGATTTTGCCCGGGCGGAGGCCGAATCGCACCGATGGGCAAACGAAAAGTACTATGGAATGCAATACGTGTAGGCGCTAGCGCTTATGGAAATTGATTTTTGTACAGGGTAAGCGTAAAGGGTTGGTCATTGAGCGCACGAACTTTTATTTCGTCACCCGTAAACACCTCGCGACAACCAATATCATCGTTCATGCAATCACGACCTTCGGACTCCACTGGGAGACGAATGCTCTGTTGTTGGTCGGTCGCCGTAAAGTAAACCCAGCGATCCGAATGTTTTTCACGAAGAGAGTACCCGAACAGCGGTAAAATCTTCGGCTCGCTGGCTCCACTGGGGTCAGCCTGCGCAGTCGCAGAAGTCAAGAAGCCAATTTGCTGGATCTGCGTATTTTGTTCGTAGCGCGGATTGTCGGATGGCTTGTAATCCCAGTTCGCTTGTTTGGAACGTGCCGGTGGCGAGGGGCGAGGAGGCTCGGCACATGTTGGCACAGCGCATTGAGACCTGGCATCTGCCTGGGGCATGGGCGCGGGCGCATCTTTTCGCATCCACAAAACCGCGAGCAATGTGATACTCAGAACGGCCAAAACTGCACACGCTATGAGTGCCAGCCGATATCGGGATTTGAGCGCTTTTGGCATGGCCATCTGAATCTAGGGAAGAAAACTTTGTGACACGATAAGTAGTAGAGCGCGGGTAGCGTGTGCAGATGCGTGCTGTGAACCCAGTCAAATGGGGTCCTAGTGCATGGGCGCTCCTGCATTTGATCTCGTTCAATAGGGACTTGCCGATGCGAGATGCCAAGGCATTCCTTTCCACGCTGCGAGAGGTTTTGCCGTGCCCAGCATGCCGGGAACACTTTGTGGCACACATGCGCGAAATATCGTTTCCTCGCTCCGTCACGCGTTTTGGGCGATGGATGTATGAGCTGCATGAGCGTGTAAATGCCGGCCTCGGCAAGTCAAGTGAGCTAACGTTCAAAGAAGTTCGCGAAAAATGGCAAACTCATGCAGTCAACGAGCGCTGTGATTTTCGCGAGCTTGATGTATGGAAGTTCTTATTGAGTGTGGTCGAGGCACATCCGGGAAAACAGGCGCTGACCGATAGCTATGTCAAGGCATCTCAAGAATTTTGGCGTTTGTTCCCCGATGTATTGCCGAACTGCATGCAAGAAGCAAAGGTTCACTTGCGCGAATACATGCAGAAATTTGCGATGGACGAAAGCGTGCTCGTCTCACGGACAAAATATAGAGAATGGGTTCAACGTTTGTATAAAGAGTTCGAGGGTCGCGAAATCAGTGCACGACTGAATCATGCGACGGAAGCCCAGTGCTCAACGGTGTGTCGTGCTTAGTAGCGAGCACGGCGCAGGGCACTTGCAATGCGCGACAATGCACCGCCGTATGCGGCGAAATCCGCACCGCTGTCAATACCGGTGAATTCGCCACCGCGTTGCTTGCGGCTCTTGGTAGACTTCTTCTTGCCACCCATTTGGGCATCTGGCGCGGCAGGTTCAGCGGGAGCGGCGGCCACGGCAGGAACAGTGGATTCGGCTTGCGCGGCGTCTTCATAGCCCTCATATTCGCCTCCACGTTGCTTCTTCGAAGATTTCTTCTTTTTGCCTCCAGCCATGCTTGCCATGGCCGGTACCAGTGCTTCTAGGCCAGCGCCGCACATGTTTCCACCCTTTTGGCTGCGACGACTCTTCTTGCCACCCGTTTGGGGAACGGCGTCGGCTGGGGCAACTGGGGCGGGTGCAGCCGGCACTTCTTCCAAGAGCGCCGGAACGGAAGCGCTGCCGAGGATGGGTAGCTGACCACCACGTTGAGCCTTCTTCGAGCCCTTTTGCTTCAGTTGTCTCTCGATCGCCGCCTTACCGAGTAGGAGGGCAGCAGCCGTGACCAGACCGGCAACATCGGCACCACCTTTCTTGGCACGGGACCGGCGAGCCTTGCCGCCGCCGGCGCCGGGGGCGGGGCCGCCGACGGTGGGGGGGGTGGGGCCGCCGGGGGTGACGGCAGCGGTCTCGGCGGGGCCGCCGGGGGCGGCGGCAGCGGTATCGGCAGCGGCGGCGGGGGCGGCAGCAGGGGCGTCATCCGCCTTTATGAAGTCTTTGCACTCCTCTGGAATTTCACCTCCACGGTATCTGCGCGGGCGCGTGCTGGGCTTCTTGCTCGGCTTTGCGCTGCTGGGTTTCTTACTCGTCTTCTTTTTGCCTCCACCAACAAAATCAGGCACCATTCTTTTCTATTCTAATCTTACATTTTATTTGTTTGTTTCGCTTTCGGTTTATTTGCACGGCGTCTTATTTATGGCGGCGCACTGGATTGGCGTGGTCTCGGCCAGGACGAGCTTCGGCTCCTGCGAAAAGTACATCGAATGCGGATCCCACAGGTACAGGTCCGACGGCTTCAGCGCCGACTTGCGCATGGTCTTGTAACAGGTTCCATCGAGACGCTTGGCGTCCGGTCGAAGGAAGATGAATGCATACCGCGAGATTTTCATGACATCGCAGGTCTTCCGGGGCGCATAGATCAGCGTATCAAGCAGATCGTCGTCCTTGGCCTTCGCGCGCGTAAACCACTCCATGCGGCGGATCATCCACTTGCGCTTCTTTAGCACGAGCATCATAGGTTTATCTTGAATCGAACGCAGGATGGTGTAGCGCGTCCCCATATGCTGTAGATCGCCGAATTTCCGCAGCGCATTCTCCATACGCGTCTTCACATAATGAATCTTGTAGCCTCGTTTCCGAATGGACTCCTCTTGGTGATGCGTGCAGTAGTTCGTGGCGATCTTAGGAATCTCCGGCTCAGGAGGCTGCGACATCCACATGAGCTCTTCGGCTTCCTCCCGCATGCATTCCGGCAGCATAGACAGGTCACACGCAATGGTGTAAGCGGGCTCGGCTATAGTGGGCTGCGGTGCTGGTGGCGCTGAGGGATCGGGCTCGGCAACGCACAACTTGTGCCAGGCCGTGCATGGCCGGCCATCGAGGCAATACGCTTTGCACACATACTCCGGATTTTTGATAGCGTACTTGTCCATCGCGGTTTGTACTAATGCCAGGAGACACACAACCAGAGCGGGTCATTTTTTGAAGATTCGGCAGTATTTTTGACACACTCTGTGTGGATGAAGATGCATGAAAATCATCGAGAGCCTTCCAAAAACTGATCCACCCAGCTCCAGCCTATTCCCCGATGGTATGATTGGCACCGGTCGCATGAGAAAGAAACTCGGTATTTCACGGCGGAATGCGGCTCGCCATCGGCGATGTCGTGCGCATTCGAGAGATCCAAGCGGACACCGGTGAGGAGCACGTGTATCTTGGACGTATCCAGCGACTTCTGTATGAATACAGCTTTGGCACCTATTGGTTGACAAGGGTTCTTCTGGAGGACGGCAATGACATCTTCCCAGACATGATTATTGTGAATGTGACCCGTCGCGCCGAGAAACGCCATGCCGTGCTTCAAATCTGGCGGAGCTGGGTGCGGTTTCGAGACCGACGAAAAGAGAAATTCGAACGCGCGCTCCGTCTGCTTCAGACGCATTGCATGGCTTGGAGCGTGAGTCCCAACAATCCTGCGCACATCGCACGGATGCAAAGCATGGCCAAGTTGCATGGCATGCGGTAAAAAGGAAAAATATGTGCGCTAATTTTTGTATTTAGGCAATAGGGAACACCCAATCGTAAGCGCAAATGCACCTCGGGAAGGCGACACTGATTGAAGGCGTCATCGAGTATGATGGCGACCCCGTAGGGAGTCCGCTCAATGATTTGTACCTCATTCTCAGAATGTTACAAGACATTGCTCAAGAATGCCAATTGACCGTCTTGAGCATTTCGCATCACTCCTTCAAACCATACGGCTTGACGGCGCTCTATCTTCTGAGCGAATCTCACATATCTATACACACATGGCCAGAGAGCAATCGCTTTGCACTCGACGTGTACTCCTGCAAGGAGGGGTACGACGTCCAAGCGATCATTGACCGTGTTCGAAAGGATCTGCCGCTGATGAACTACCAACGGCGCGAATTTGATCGGGCGATTTAGATCTACGCGTCGCTAGGCGTCGTCATCACTGCTGCTGACTTCTTCGCCACGCGCTCGGCGTGCGCGACGCTCTTTCTCCTTCTTTTTGCGTTCTTTGTTCGACAGCGTCTGGCTTGCCGGCGCTTTGATCTGAATGGTATTTCCAAAGGCATCCACCATTTCCGTGAGAGCGGTCGCCTGCGCATTCACCTTCTCTTTCGTATCAGCGTCGTTTCCACCCGTAGCTTCCAGCCGACCTTGACTGAGCGACCACGTCTGGTTGCAGAGGGCGTCCGAGAACTCATTGTGATGGGTAATGATGAGCACGCCGCCTCCAAAGGCACGGATCGCTCCCGCGAGCGCTCCGAGCGAATCGCGATCTAGATAATTGGTTGGCTCGTCCAATATGAGAATATGCGGGTTGAGCCACATGGCCGCCGTCAAAACGACCTTGACTTTCTGGCCACCGGATAGGCCAGCAATGTGGCTATGCAATGCAATTTCGGGATCTAGCCCCATGTCCGCAAACGCCGCAGCGACGTTTGCAGATGTTAACGCACGAGCGATCATGCCGAGGCGCGCGGCTTCGCGCTGATCCATTTCCATCACCCATTTAGAAAAGCCCATCTCCTCGAGGTCAGCGCGCGCGAACCACGTGTTCTTGTCCTCCGTCAGGTTCTGCCATTTCACTTCATACTCATAGTCTTTTCTGAGCTTGCGGCGATTAACAATGGCTTCGATCACACGCTTCTCGCCATTCACAACAAACTTGCTTTCAATGCGCGCGCGTTCCTCGGGCGTCAGCTGTCGCACCGCCATGTCCTCCTTTTCGCGATCCTCTCCGGTCGCATAGCGCCATTGCATGTACTGGAACGGCGTCTTGTCCAGGTGTTTTTCAAGGTGGTGAAAGGCATGCTGTGCCATGTAGGCAATCCGCAGATTGGGGTGGCGCCACACAGAGCCCGTCATTGGCTCGAGCTCGCCCACCAACAATTTGATCAGCGTAGATTTGCCGGCGCCATTGGGTCCACGGACGGCTACACGTGAATTCAGCGAGCAATTGAGCGAGACATTGTTAAAGATCATGCGATCGGGTGCGCTAGGGTATGCAAAGCTGGCATCTGTGATGCGAAGGATAGCGCGATCTTTTGTTTTTACGCCTTCGAGGAATCCCGGCTCTGGGAATGTAAAATGCACAGGTGATGCATCGAGCTCGTAATAGCTGCGAGCTTCGGGGTGCTGTGCGACGAATGCGGATAGGTTGCCCCGATACACGTGCAACTTGAAATCTGTATAATGAATGATGTGCGTGCATACGTGATCTAAGAAACCAGAATCGTGCGATACGATGATGCAAGAGACGCCATTGAGGCGCGTGGGTTGTAGGTAATCTTCGAGCCAGGCAACATTCGTCACATCCAAGTGGTTGGTAGGCTCATCCAGCATGAGAATATCCGGCTTCTGCAGCATGGCGCGCGTGAGGGCAAGCTTCATCTTCCAGCCTCCTGAGAGCGATCCGACGGCGGCACGCAACATGGCGTCGGAGAAGCCGTGCGCGGTCAGGAGGGCACTAGCGGCAGCCGTGTCTGCAGCGTCTGCAGCGTCTGTAGCGTCTGCCACCGCTGCGGCCGCATAATCCAATACACTGCAATCCGATAGGTCACCGTCGATATCGTGCTCCACGTACACGGTCTTCAATTCCGACGGCGGTGGGAAGCCATCGACTTGGCCGTTGGCAATGGCGCGCAGCAGCGTCGATTTGCCAACACCGTTGGGGCCGCACAGACCGTATACCTTGCCGCGCTTCATGTGGAGGCGCGCCTTCTTGAGGAGGATTTTGGCGCCGTACGCCAGGGAAAATTCGCAATTGCACAAATCCTCGCCCTCCTCAACGTCTTCCGCACGTGCCGCGCTAGCTCGTGTACGCGCCATATTGACAATGCGTTCGAGCGTGGCCAACGACCGCGCGGCGACCTCCCGCACTTCTGGACTCGCCGCAAGATGCTCCACGTTTTGCACCAGCGGCACGAGCGGCGGCAAGAAATAGGTAACGTCGCTCGGATCATCCACCAAACGAACCATGTTCTCGATGATGATGCAGGCTTTGCGCTGCACCGCCTTCGAGCGCAAAACCAATGCGCGTTGCAGTAAGGGCACCAGGACACAGAGGGTGTCTGCCGTAATTTGCTGAACAAATGTGGTGGCCGCCAATTGATGGATGGTATCCTCTACCTTTGCTGGATCCGCCATCGCTTCAATCAGTTTGGGAATCAAAGCTTCAATATCGCGATTTCCGATTGTGTTACACAGCGCACGCACGGCTTTGAACGCCGCTTCCTGCACCGCGAGCTTGGCATCGCAGAGCAGCGGCACGAGGGCTGGGAGGATCGTGGGCAGATCGATATGGGCTGCGGTTTCGGCATGCGGCGCCGCCGCCGCACCCACCAGATCCTCGCACGCTTGCACACGAACCTTCCATGGCATTGTCGATTCAAGACCTTGTAAGGTCGTGGTGAGTGAAAAGTTTGGAATAGTCATAGGGATATAACAAGCAATTAGGCGCTTTAAATAGGGGCTGAAGCAGCCCCAAAATCGGCCACCTAAAATATTTGTAAATAATTGTACGCATTATGTAAGCAGCGCAAAAAACATGGCCCCGAAGCGAGCGTCGCAATATACGCCCATCCACATGCGGGATTGGGAGGCGATTCGGCAGTCAGAAGATGCTTCTGCGCTCGTGAATCCCAAGACCGGCGCACGCATTACGCGCGATGGCCCCAAGTTCCAAGAGCTGGAAAAAGCGTTTGCCAAATTCAAGGCAAAACAGGCGACGCTCGTGCCAGAGCCAGAAAAAGCCGCGGCGTCAAGGGATAAAATACGCGACGTCTTGGCCGCTGTTATCCATGAGAGCGCCAACCGTGATCCACGCACGGCGGCCAAATTAGGTATGCTGACCAAGGGCTTGCGCGAAGATTACCAGCGCGCAGTGCGCCCAGACGGCCCTACGCGACCAAAAGACTTCTTCGATACGGCGATTGCCCGAGAATTGCTGTTTGATGCTATGGACAATTACAATAAAAAGAATCGGCAACACATGACGAAATATCGACTCGTGGAGCCATCGGACTCCCTTAAGCAAAACATCGCAACCGCACTGAATCGCCGGATGGCACTTGCGCGTGAAGCATCGCGTGCACAGGCTGTTTCAAAGTTGGTGAAACCTACAGACGTTCCACGAACGGAAGAAACGCTGCAAAAGGTATGGCAAAATTTCAAGCGAAAATACGACGAGGGACGCTATAGATCGTATCTGAAGAGGATGATGATTGATGGGCTAGAAGAGTTGGGGGATCAGAACGAAGCCGACCTGTCACCTTTGTACAAGTCTGTCATGAACCGAATCTACGCGTACTATGACGTTACAAAGGAGATTGCGGTGTTTTACACACAGTTCGTCATGGTGTACATGTACAGAATCGTTAGAGACGCCGTGTCAAATTACGTAAGCCGCAACTACCAGCAAATGATGCAAGGGAACCTTACAAACGGCGCACATAACATCGAGCTGTTGACATCGGATTTTAGATCTCTCTGATAGGGCGCCTATAAACAATAGAAATAGAACATGTAAATCGAAAGGACAAATATGACTAGCGTATAAAGTCTGAATATCGTTTTTCTGTCCATGTATTCGCGGGAACCAATGAATGATCCGATTGTACTTCCAACTACGGTTCCTATCGCGACCACAATACTAGGACGTACCTTGAAGTGTCCTTTCTTGTAATACAGGTACAGACCTGGTAATGTGTTTGGGATGGCGTTGAGGAATAATGAGATCGCAACCGCTTGTGGCACCGTATAACCCAAGTACACTAGCATAGGAAATAGCAAAATACCACCCCCAATTCCTACGAGTCCAACGACAATGCCTATAAGAATAGAACCTATTAGCAATTCGATTTGCATGAGCCCTCTTGGCATTTCGTCCGAAATTATTTTTGATTCATGTACAACAAAGGATGTCCACGCGATGGATCGTGGTTACGTTACCGGGAGTCTATGCAAACAATCGCTCCCTATTCACAGAGAGCATCTTTCCGATCGTACGCAAACATAATGGTACGTCGGCCAGGTGCGTATGCGATGGCTTCACGGAGGCCGAGTTCAAGTTTGCGTCTGAGCAGAAAGCGAAAGCGTGCAAACGTGAGATCGCCCGTGTCCTGAAAAACGTCAAGAGCGAGCCTGATGAAATTATCAAGCCATCCGTTGCCGTGATGCCGCCGACGTACGAAAAGAATGGCGATCGTGTTATTGTTCGCCCGGATTACCATGCAGCACCAGGCTACCGAGCGCCTGTGTGCAGAGGCTTTGTCGCGCTCTTCAACGCAAGATAAATTGTGGAATTTGGATATAGGTAGGTCACACAGCAGGACGCCACCATGGACACTTATGTCAAGATGGGCGGTACTGTCCTTGAAAGGGCGTCCGATGGACCCTTTATGTTCCGCCACGAAAACGGAGAGCTCAGCAGCGGCATACTCAAGACGGCGTATGCAAGTAATATGGTTATTTCGAACGATGGCGTCGGCCCTGCGCTCAGCGTGACACAGTTGGGGGCACATCCCATTGCAGATTTTTATGACGACGGGGGTGTATTAGCAATGCGGGTGGCGAATGGGGGGAATGTGGGTATCGGCACGTCGAGTCCATTGGCACGCATACATGTTCCCTTCAGTGCGTCCGGTCTCGCAAATGGTACACTTCGCTTGGGTAGTAATGAAACAACGTATCCAGAAGCAATATATTCGATAAGTTGGGGTGGCTCTGGGCAAATGGGGATGGGACCATACCCAAGTACTCGCGGAGCATTTGGTCGTCAAGGACTGGGAGTTCACGTGATAAACACAGAAGAAATCGCATTCAAATCTACGAACTGGACGAATCTGTTTGCAATTGAAGGTGGTTCTGGCAACGCATATATACGAGGAAATGTAGGAATAGGAACGACGGCTCCCAGTTGCGCTTTGCATGTAAATGGATATATTTCTACACCGAACAATATATATGTTAGTGCTTGGTGTAAATACGGTGATGGTGACTTTAGAGTTGCTGTTGATGCCGTTGTGATATGGAATCAGGTATATTTAAATATTGGATCTTGTTTGAACACCGGCACAGGAGTATTTACAGCCTCTGTCAAAGGATATTATTACATATCATGGAATGGACTTTTGGATAATACAGCATCTGCAGGGGCACTGAAATTAGAAAAGAATGAAGTCATGGTGAATGGTATGCAGCCATGGAAAGATATAGCAACTACGAATGTATGGATTAATGTGGCGTCATCCACAATTCAACAATTGAATGTTGGAGACCGAATACGTGTCAAAACGGTAGGTTGCAGAATGTTTTGTGGAAACAATAATGGTCATAATAGTTTTGTTGTCTACTTACTTTCAGCAATTGCATGACAACATAGCACGACTCTTGAAAAAATATGTTGACGAAATGTTCATGCAGTCCTATTCCGTACCATCACGCTCACCAACAGCACTGCCAGGATCGTAAAGAAAAAGTTCAGTCCCAAGAACAAGAACATATACGGCATTAAATTCCACAAGACCCATTTCAGCAGCGGCTTGAGGATGTCATCTTTGATCTCGGGCTTTCGAATCTCCTCTTTGACGAAATCCATCACGAAGTCGAAGAAGCCATTATTTTTCTCCATGCGCGTTACATTATACGTTAGAAATCCCTGGGCGATGTTTAGACATGCGCTTACAGCCGGTAAAGCCGATCAAACGCGCCAACGGCTACATCGTGCGGTTGTTCGATAAAGAAACGCAGAGCCTCCCCCGGATCCGGTTGATGGACACGAAACTTTCGCCGGTGGGGAACGGCGGCGGCAGCGGCGACGCAAACGCGAGCGACAAAGTCCGCGTCTGGATTCCTACGAACAACATCGGGCGCGATTACGTGCTCGACTGTGACCGTCAGGCGTTGGAGCTCATGATCAAGCACAACAAGCACTGGTTTCAAAATGCCCTCACGGCCGACAAAATCCGCGAGTTCTTTACAGACTCGTTTGACGCGCATGGGCGCATCCTTGCGCGCCTCTCGGACTCGCGCCCCTGCAAGTACTATACGGGAGGTAGAACCTGTTCGCAAGAAGACGCCTTTGAAGCAGCGCTTGCGAGCGATGCCAGCGTCGTGATCGTTCCGTCTGCGATTCGCGTAAGCACGACGTCGTTCAGCGTGATCTGGTACATCGAAGAAATCCACATTCAAGACGATTCCGAGGACGACAGTGTCGAAGACGTGGATCGCCTCGAGATTGAGTCGCAGTGGTCGCTGGAATTGCAGCAGGCGTCTAGGACTGTAACTGACAAGATGACCGCACTTATGCAAAAATACAAATACCTCGAGACGCTCAACCGACAGATGCACGAGCTTTACGAGATCGCCAAGGATCAACCACGTCCGGACAAACTCTGGAACGACAACCTGGAAAAACTGGGTCAGAAAATCTTAGGCGTCAAATCCGGTCAATTGATCATGGAATAGACTCGGGGCGAGACATGCGCCGCACACGAAATATTTTATCTGAGATAGAATATAGAATCTCAATGAAGCTTGCCTCGAAAAATACCTACGTGGTCGTGACTGTACTATTGCTGGTCATCCTCCTAGGATTTGTGTTCCTGACCTACAACCGCAAGGCGAAGATCGCCAACATTGAGAAGTTCTACGGTGACATCATTCAACAAGAAGTGCCGACGGCCAAGTCGGTCGCCGAACTCTCCAACCCTCGCCCGGATGCCGCCGCCACCGGCCTCGGCAGCTATGGCGCCTCGGATCCGCAAGGCAACGAGGTCTTCAACGAGGTCAGTGGCGCCACTGCCCCGGCCGTGCCCTCGCCTTCGTGCTTCCCGCGCGATCGTCTGACCGCCGACGACCTGCTGCCCAAGGACGCCGCCAACAGCCGCTGGGCTCAGATGAACCCGGCCGGCCAAGGCGATGTGCGCGACCAAAACTTCCTAACCGCTGGCTACCACGTGGGTGTCAACACCCAAGGCAGCAGCATGCGCAATGCCAACCTGCAACTGCGCTCGGAGCCACCGAACCCGCAAGTGCCGGTGAGCCCCTGGAACATCTCGACCATTTCGCCGGACGTTCTGCGCAAGCCGCTAGAAGTCGGTGGTGATTTCTAAACGCGCCACTTGACACTTAAAGGAATCGGGCTTTCATTTTTCAATGTCATTCGCGAGTAGCGAAGAACTCCTTCTCAAATCATTGACGAATTATTTCCAAAAACATGCACGACATCGTGACATCTTGTACAAGATTGTGAGCGGCCAATACAGCATTTCCTTGCGCGTCATTGATTGGTTCATCACGCATTATGCCAAAGCGATGAACATCTTGTACTGGATCGATGAGTCCAAGAACACCATCGTCGAGCAAATGCCGAACAATGCCGCGACATTGGCGCACTACAAGAAGATCCATCTGTATTACGAATACCGTGCACAGCTCAAGAGCTACACCAAGATGCACTTTGACCCTTTCCGTCGCCACGAGCGCATCACGTTTGCGCTCGATGCCAAACCGACAAGCCATGGTGCTACCTCACCTCGCGCCAAATCCGACGAGCAAACGAGTGCGGCTCGTGTCATCGAGACCACTGTTGGGCAGCTCAATTTCTTCCGATGGGCACTCCAGAATCATGTGATTGATTACATCCACCAGTACCTCCCGCAGATCGAAGGCCACATGTCCATGCACCAGTCCAAAGCCGCCGCAGCAGCAAACCCGACGGATGCATCAAGCTCTAAGAAAGCTGCCACGGCCACCAAAGCAACAAAAGCCACGAAAGCTGCCGTTACAAAAACAATGAAGGCAGTAGCCCCTGCGGGCGGCTCCAAGACCCAAAAGCCGTCCAAAGCAAAACCTCTGATAACCGCGTCACCTACGCGCACTTGTCAAGTGCGCTTTGACTGAAAGCGTTGTGCTTGACGACAAGACGCACCACATTCGCCAAGTCTTCCATCGAGCGATTATTTTTTATGGACACGTCCCCCTCAAGCGCTTGGATGTTGTCTTCACACGCATGCATGGGAACCTCGGGAGCATCGCGGGTTACTTTGACGACGACGCCGCCACGGCGGCGAATCTCGGTCAGATCATGCTCGAAGCGCACGTCTGGAATAATAATAAACTCCCCGAGCTCGCCGCTATCGTATTTGCGGTACAAAAGCCGCGTGAAGAAATCCGTTCCCATCTCGGCCATGGTAACCGCCGTAATTTTCTGGAATACGGAACGCGGCGTCACCCCCCAGGATGCATCCGGGGACTCCTTCAGGTTCCCTTCGATCTGGGCATCGGAGAACCCGAAAAGCGCCTTGGCGGCCTCCTTGATGGGCGCCGCAAGCCGCACGGTGCTGTAAGAATAGCCCAATCGCATATACTCGTGCGTTATCAATTGCGCAACCGTGTCTTTTCCCACGCGCGACCGCCCCAGAAGCCCGATGATACGCGGAGGCAGCATGCTATTTATCCAAGTACGTTTTATTTTATACCGAAAAAGCAGGACGACACAGGACGTAGTTAGGTAGGATGCAGGCTCGAATCGCACGGCTTCCAGTGGCAGCTCCAAAGCGTCGTGCATCTGCGCCCGTGCGCACTCGCGTACCACATGGAGGTGAGCGCCGTCTTTTTTCAGGTCAAATAGTAGGGATGAAGGGGAAGAACAAGCATCATCGCCGCGCGCGCGACTACGATTCGGACGATGATTTGTTCGGTCAGTCCCCGTCGTCCTCCATCTACCTCTATGAAGAGCAGGATCACTATGGCTCCTCTTATGCTTCGACAAACATGTTTGCTAAAGACTATCGCGAAGTCGCCATCAAGCCCCGTAATGCCAAACAAGAGGCTTACTTCAAGCTCTTGGAGGCTCCCAAGCCGAGCATTGTGATTGCCTATGGACCTGCCGGCACGGGGAAGACCATGATTGCATGCCACGTCGGTATTCGCAACCTGCAACAAGGCGCTGTCGGCAAGCTCATTTTGACGCGCCCAGCGGTAAGCGTCGAGGAGCAGCACGGGTTTTTGCCGGGCACACTCGAAGAGAAGATGGAGCCATGGCTCAAGCCTGTGTTTGACGTGTTCTATCAATACTATTCGCCTCAAAAAGTGCAGCATATGCTCAAACAGCAAATCCTGGAGATCTGCCCACTGGCGTACATGCGCGGTCGCACGTTCGAAAACGCATGGATCATTGCAGACGAGAGCCAAAACATGACGCCCAACCAAATGCTCATGCTCCTAACGCGCATTGGCGAGGGCAGCAAGATGATCGTGACCGGTGACATCCGCCAGCATGATCGCGGTTACGAGCGCAATGGTTTGTCCGACCTCTTGCAACGCATTGCGCCGCGCACGCCTGCTCCTGCTTCTGCGCCTGCACCAGTTGGTGCTCCGGTCATTGTGGATGTGGAGGCGTCGGAAACGCAGCCAGGCACGGCGTCTGCGGCGTCTGCGCAGCACAACCAACATAGCGACATTGGAATTGTAGAGTTCACACACAAGGATGTCGAGCGACATCCAGTTATAAAAACAATCCTCAAGCTGTATTCAGATTTGTCATCAGGTTATTAGTTCTCTGAGGACGGCGCACGTTCATCGATGATTTGAATCTCGCTCGGCGAGACAGGCGCGGGCGGCGTGGGGCAACCTTCCCATTCAATCTTGAACGGAATGAATTCTTCGATCGCACGCAGCGCTTCCGGCTTCCATGTCACACGCACTGGAATGAGTTCCTCAAGCAGCTCTTTCGAGGCCTCGCGCTCGCGGTTGATGATTCTCTTCACATCCGTGTGGAGTTTGCGAACCTGCATCGATCGAGACTGTTCAAGGACGCGGCGTTTTTCAGCCAGGTTCTTACGAACAGTGTCAAAGTAAGATGAGGCAGATGCACGGGTGATCGCAGCGAGCGGCATGATTTGGGAATCGGGTTCTTGATGATTGGTTAGATATTAATTTCAATGTGCGCCTTAAGCCGCGTGCGTCCATGCATGAATCGTTTGCATGACCAATGGGTGAAACTCATGCCCCGCATACATGCGCGCGCATGACTCGGGATGACGCATCTGCCGCTCATGGTATGCAAGATAGGTCTGCAAAATACGCACACCTTCTTCATAGGATATGAGGGTGCGCATGCGGTCGTTCGAAAGTTCGGCGTTGCCCACCTCCATAACAATGCAATGCGGCATGCGCGGGCATGCGATGATGGATGTGTGCGCCCGTCGATCAAGAAAAATGTAGTCAATGTCAAAGTCCTGTGCGTCATCTGCATCATACGTGTCGTCACTCCATGAGTCACTTCGAAAGGCGTAGAGCGGAATCATGTGCTGGAATTAACAGCATTCAATATTTTAATTTTCCGATTGGAAAATGTTCTTTTCTTGTGTTAATCAATTGCTTCAATAACTATACCACCAAAACGAAATTCATCCGCCCAGCATTTGATTCCGTTAATGAAACATATATGATCTGCTTCACATATATCCGAACCTTTTACTCTACTTACGAATCCACCGGTCCAGTCAATATTACTAAAGATAACCTCCTGTCCTTTCTCGTTTAAGAAAGGATACGTTTGTAAACACTCGCGACAAATATATTTCGGATGTCTATGACAAATTTTGATATGTTTCTTACAAGAAGGGCATTCTTGAGTATCCTCCATATCTATATGGAATATACCTGTTTCTTAACTAGTTCGTGTTTTGGATTTCAGGCATAAAGGACTTCTCCAACAGCTTTCCTTGCAAACTGCATTTGACATCGGAAAATTAAAAGGTTAAAGGTATTTAAAGGGATAACAAATTTTTTTTTATAAAATGTCAAATCATTACAAAAACCTCACAGAGGTCATGAACGACTTAGCAAAAGATATTATGACCATTCCTGACTTGCAAACGCAAGTGCCACTCCTACAAGAGTTTGACGAAGTACGCAAACTAGTTTTTAAGTTCCTTGATACATTTCAAAAAACAAAAGAAATTGTAAAACCCGAGTCATCCGTATTTTTGCCAGATGTTGTGATCAAAGCCAAGTTAAAAACAAACGGTCTAATTATTGAACGATCATGGGATTACGCAAAGAGCCTTACATCCATTCCGAGTGAATACAGAGAAATGGTACACGATTTTATCCATGCCTACGCATGCACGATGCTCTCTTCATTTATGATTGTAGATGGAAAATGCCTAACAACAGAGGTTACACGTCATAACGTAGCCTTTGGAAAATTCAAGTTTGATCGCATAACTGTAGAGCTAGATGACAATTGACCCGAATCCTAACCCTGACAATTGATTATTTTTGTTCGTATGGACATACCATTGATTACTATCACGTCGACAAGATTCGTCCATTTGAAACTTTCAAAGGTTTAAAGATACTACGCCACTCTTAGTATAAAGTGTGTCTTAAATTTGTTTTGTGTGACACGTTTAAGATGAATTTGAATTCAAAAGGCGCTCCGCTGAATCGGCAAAGGAGCGCCGCTAAAATAAAACCATCCTGCGAATCTCTCAAGTCACCAAACATTCCAAAGAACTCACCGTTTGCCATTTGGAAATTTGCGCTCGGCACTCAAGCGCGCTTCATCATGAAGCAGCAAACCGATCGCGACATCGGCATATGGATGCGCGAAGAGATGATCAAGCTCGGCCCTGCGTTCATCAAAATGGGGCAATTCATGTCGACGCGCTCGGACATCATCGGGAAAGAGCTCAGTGCCGAGCTCGTCAAGCTGCAGGACGCGATTGATTTTGTAGACGGCGAGCTCGTGAAAGATGTCATCGAGTGTGAGCTCAAGCGACCGGCCTCTGAGGTGTTCCGTTTCGTGGATGAAACACCGCTGGCGTCCGCATCGATTGGCCAAGTCCATGTCGGCGAGCTCCTGGATGGAACGTCCGTCGCCATCAAGGTCCTCAAGCCAGGGGTGAGCAAGCGCATCAAAGAGGACCTCGAGACACTGAAGGCCATCAATGATGTGTTCTTGAAGCTGCGGTTCCCTCGAGCCATCGAAATTGACCGGATTTTGCGGCAATACGAGACCTTCCTCAAAGGCGAACTCGACTACGAGCGCGAACTCAAGCATATGGAGCGCTTCCGCGACCTGCTGGACGGCATGGACGTCATCATTCCGCGTCCGTACCCCGAGCACAGTACGCCGGCAATGCTGGTCATGGACTACGTCCCGTCGCACAAGATCAGCGATATCGAATGGATGAACGCGCGGAAAATCAACAAGGCGCGTGTGGCAAAAAACTTTGTGAGTCTCTTTTTGTACCAGATTGTCACATGTGGATATGTTCATTGCGATCCACATCCGGGGAACGTGGGTGTGTTAGACGACGGTGAAACACTTGTACTCTATGACTTTGGTAATGTTGTAACACTAGACACCAATTTCCGCAGCAATATCAACAACCTTATTGTTGCGATTTACCAAAGAGACGTTGATGAGTTTTTGGAGTTGCTTCTGACCATGAAAATCATCGAACTCAAAGACGAAGGCGACATCTTTGAGTTGCGCGCCTTCTTTGACCTGTTCTTCGATTACCTTGAGACGGTGGATTTCGGAAAGCTCAAGATGTCCATGATTGAGAATGACGTGGTGCGCCAAGCCAAGATTGACATCAAGATTGATGCGAGCTTCTTGTCGCTTTTCCGCATTTTCTCGCTCATGGATGGGACCTGCACCATGCTCGATCCTGGCTTCAGCTATTATCCGCTGCTGATGCCGTTTGCCGAGGATGTCTTCCAAGATATGAACTTCCTCACGTATCGTGCGCGTACAGATATCAAGAAAATCACCGCTTTCCCTGCGGCGATCAAGAAAACAGATCAGAACATGGTGAAAATGAATCAGCGCATGAAACAGCTGAACATCGAGTTTTCACAGGTCAAAGTGGGCATGGCACTGCTTGCCGTCCTCGGTAGCTGGGACAGTCCCATGCGGTTCCCTGCCATGATTGGGGTTTGTGCGGCATTCCTGTTCCGACAATTCTGATGGCTGTGTTGGTTTGTGTTGCTTGTACTTACTTGTATTGGTTGTGTTCGTGTTTATTTGTGAATTATGTGGTTGTGTCGTAGGTTCTCCTATTTTGTGCTTGTGAGATACTTGTACATTACATCGTAACCATACGCGAAGGATGCATCCACACTTTCAGGTGCGATCTGTATGGTAATCTTATTTTTCGAGAAACTCAACGGCAAAAAGTCCAATGGGTTATCTTCAAAGACGAGTTTGTGCTTATAAAAGCGCAGGCTGCGAAGATTTGCAAACGTACTCACCACGACCGCTTTCAAGTATTCCAAAAATGTGGTCGGATTCTTGTTGGACGCTGCCAGTGCGCGGCCGGGTCCAAGGATCAGGGCGAGCGACGAGTTCTCATGGGTTTCATCAAACGGAAGAGGGGGCAGCTCCGACGATACGCCACCATCCACGTAAGCGTCGTCGTCGATGAGAACCGGCTTGAACAAAAACGGCACACACGCGGATGCACATACGGCACGGATGACACACGCATGTGGCGTATGATCCACCGAGAATACCTGCATCTTGTTCGTCGCCAGGTTGGTTGCAGTTACCGCAAGGGTCTTTCCCGTGAGCTTGGCAAACTCCACGAACGATATCTGGGGCGCCACATAACCGTATTTGGCTTTCAAGAAATGTTGGATGGGCTTTGCAAGATAGGGATCTACCTCGGCGTATCCGAAATGGTTCCAAATGTCCATCGGACTCGCCACAGGAATGCTGGTCGTATCAGGGGAGGACGCAAAAGCACGAACGTAATCTCGCAATTCATTCACATCTATGTGCATCGCGAATAGTGCGGCAAAAAGCGCGCCAATACTCACGCCTCCAAAGTGCATGATGGTGTTGAGGCGGCCTTCGCGCTCTAAACACTCGTACGCGCCGACATAGGATAGACCCGCCAATCCACCACCTGCAAGATATAAATGCGTGAGCGTGCGCATGTATCTACGGCTTTATTCTTTGTCATTCCTTAGGTAGTAGGAGCGGCGTGATGCCACCCCATCTTTCACTGAATGAGCTCTACGCCATGCGCACACGGAAGCAACAATCGCGCGTCGTAAGCTTTGACCGCGTGCTCGAGCTATGCCATCGCCGCATCCGTACGGTGGCAAGCTACGGAGGCATGAACACCTTTTATGAAATTCCGGGCATGCTGATCGGCTACCCCCTTTACAACATTTTTGATTGCATGGATCATATTACCAACAGCCTGCGACGCACCGGCTTTTTGGTACAGATCCTACCTCCACCCAATGTGTGTGTGCTGTACATTTCGTGGGATCCAAAAGAATTACATCCGGAAAAGTCTGTGCTGCCTCGCCGACCACCACATGCCATTGAACCGCCGCGTCGGGTTGCGCCAGTCCCTACATCGATGCGAATCATGCCGTTCGCGGATGGCGGTATGGGTGGGAGTGGTAACGGCGCCGGCGGCTCACGCAAGCTTTTCTAGGAAGTTGGATGCGAAGCCATAGTCGTAATATCCGGCGACTTGATAAAGCGTACCAGATTTATGCCGAACGCGCACACCGGCTTCACATGCTCGGATGGTGCGCACGGCAGACGGTGGAAGATATGCAAGGGTCGCGATCACTCGCGTATCGTCCTCCGCGTCTTCTAGATCGATGCGGAATGCCTTGGCGATCTGAATCAACGGGATACCAGCAGATGGAAATGGCCTCGAAACTTCATTCTGGCGCCACTCGTCGTACACGAGCTTGGTAACACCATCTTCCGCGTATTGATACAGAGTCGCACGCGAAAATCCACCCTGGACTTCGAGCGCAACCAGCAAATCGCCGTCGTTCGGCACTACGTGAGAGTATGGCGATATGCAGTCACACGGCATCTTCACAGTTGGCGCATTGTCAAAATAGGTGAGGATCTGTGTGTCCCTGTCGAGTGCGATGGTCACAATGCGGTCGCGATCAAGTGTGTCTAGGTCGTCAAGGATGGCGTGCGTGAGCATGTTGTTCAAACTTAAACATGCTAACATGGTACATGCTTAAGCCGGTGCGTTTTGCGTCCATAGCTCACATGTCGCGGAATTGCGCAAGGAAAGGCTCCAGCACTTGAATGGTATGACGCATGCCTTGATAGACGGCCAGCTTATAGAGCTGGTCGACCAGGAGAATCACCAAGATTCCTGCAATCACAAAGAGAGCAATATCCCACAGGTTCTGCCAAAATTCCACTTGCTGGCATTCGGCGCCAAAGGGGCGTGGCTCCGGGTGCAGAAGTGGGCGCTTGTTTTTCTCGAACGAAGACATCGCCTCGGCGAAGGGTGTCTTTTCATAGCCCGTGGGGGTCTTGTCATACTTGGCGGCGCCGACTTCGGGCATTGGTGCCGACTTCATGTCTTTTGTTTTCAGGTATGATTCGATCTCTTCATCGTAGAAGCCATCCACGTCCTCCATATCTACCGTGCGCGCCTTCTGCAAGGGTACCGGCTGCTGCGCACTCGAATCCTCATCAAGCGCAAGCTGCATCGCAGACGCAAACTGCGCCTTGCTCTCATCCGATAGCGGGTACTCGTAGATCGGCGCTTGAAGAGCGCAGCGAGGCACAAGCGGGGCCGTGGCCGCCTTCGGCTGCGGTTTTGCAGCGCGTGGCTTCTCAGCGTTTTGGGGGATTTCGCTCTGGAACGTCTCGCGGACGGGCTTTGCGCCCGGAGTGCAGACACCGTACTCGTTGCAATAGTACTTCATGTCGCGCTGCATGGCCTTATAGGTTGTTTCGAAACCACCACCTTCAAAGTCTTCGCGGACGGCGGCGGGTGCATTGGCGGCAGAGGCTGAAGCACCGGGCGCCCGTGCCGCCGATCCTCCATAGCGCGCATAACGAGCATATTCTTTGCCTTCGAATTCATCGCGGTGTGGTTCATATGGCATCTGCGCACCGGGTGCCTGAGTGGGTGGCGGCGGCGCCGGCGCATTGCACGGCTTCTTCTTCCGAGAAGCGGCAAAAGATGGGACGTTGTACGCCTCTTGCAAGGAACAATAGTTCATGCTGCCGCGAAACAGCACACTCTATTCAACTCCGAGATTTTCTTTTTCCTTTTTAGGATGATTGACGAGATCGTGAGAGCGGTTCTCACGGGCGTCGTGAGCGCCTTTGTACTCGTCTATGGATTTGACAACAAGAAGCCGTACCCCGCGTGGATGCTCGTGCATTACCGCCATCCATGGCTCTGGTTTGTTCTCGCTGCCGTCGCCATGATTTTGTTCATGTATGACTATACTCTCTTTGTGCTCTTCTTGCTCATGATTGCGTCGATTCACCTTGACATGATGGTGTTCGGTAAACCCCAACCGTCGGATGATCCCACCATTGAGGCGGCAGGTGATTTGTTCAACGACGACCGGGTCATTTACGATTCGCCGCTTTCGGCCCTAACCCTGTGAGGTCACATAATTCTCTCAGCATTGTGTAATGGACGTGTTCAATGCTGCATCGATCTTTATGTTTCACGTGGGCGCACGTCACATGAATTTCCAATTCACGGACGCTCAAACAAAAATCATTCAACACCCGGCCACCCAGTCCATCATCCTGTTTTCCATGTTCTACATGGGAACGCGCAATCTCTTCTGGTCAGCTGTACTGCTCATCACGTATCACATCGTCGTGAATGTGCTTCTAAATGAACACAGTAAATATAACGTGCTGTCCAAGAGCTTCATGGAGCACCTTGGCCTCAAGACCGACGATCCTGTGGACTTGTACTATTCCAATTTGGAAAAAATAATCGTGCGCCCTTGAGCAGGATTTATGGTTTCGTTTTTTAGTTTTTATAGCTGGTGCAGGACGTCTTTCGACGGTGTGCCCCAATAGTACTTGTCGGCATTGGTGCGCACGCGCGACTGGATGTCTAGGAAGTACAATAGCACGCTGAGGATGATGGCAATCACTCCAGTGATAAGGATCACCTGTCTAGCCTTCACATTGCCCTCCATGACAATGTAAAGGGTCATGGCGAAGGCCATGATCATGGTGATGGCAACGGCTAACAGCATGCCTGAGCGGAATTTCTTGCTTTGCAGGTCGTATAGGCGATGGCGGCTCTTGAGAGATGCCGCTGCGTTATCAAGCTGGAGTTGCGTGTTGTTGAAGTGCTGCAGTTCTTTTTGCGTGCTGTAATTGATATTGTTGTACGTCAACGATGTTTGCAGAATGAGAGCAAGATTGATGGTGTTTTGTAGATAGCGCGCAAAGTGATCCAGAGCTGACATTTCCGTCAGGTAGCGCTCAAATGCAATCTTGGATTTGGTGGACAGGTAGCTCTGCAGGTCTGCAGGATCCACCGAGGACACGGTTGCCGCAAAACCCTCTAGGGTGGGTGTGGGCTCGTCCGCGTCGCTTGCGTCGGCCGCATCGCCCTGGAACCGTTCGACCTTGTACTTACGCACCGCGACTGCAATGAGGCCAAATACCACCGCAACGGACAAACCAATGAGCGCCGTCGTGCGCTTCTTGGTCGCGTCCATGGGCGTCAATCCCAAAATCACGAAGAAGGCCACGATGATGGACGCGAAGGCCACGGTTGCGATTGCCGCCGTCTTGGACGTCTTGTACTGCTGCAGTTCGAGCTGCAGGCGCTCATCTTGATCGAGCATGTCAGCCTTCGTGTCGCGAAGCGTATCGCTGAGATCATTGAGTTCAGCCGCATTGCTCTTGTACAAGTTCATCTTCTTGAGAGATCCGTGATGGCCGTCGAGTTGCCAGACTCATACATCGAATCGAATGCAGTGTTAAGGAAGATCAGTTTATTCGTCAAGAACTTGGTGATGCTCAGCATGTGTTGTTGATAGATGGTCGGGGTCTCAACGTAGATGAGCTCATAAATATAGAAGGCCGTGTAAATGTGCACCAGTAAATCCACCAGCAGCACCAAGCGGCGTGCGATGAATTGCTGGATGGGATTCATCTCAAGGTATGCCTTGAGGTAGGCAAACTCAGCAGTGAGGCGGCCACCCTCAATCTTGACGGAGTCGTGTTTCTTCGTTTGCGAGTTGACCGTGTAAATTTGAAGGGTGATATCGCGCTTGTTCGTGAACATTTCCATGTTGGCCGCATCCAAGAAGTTATAAATCACGCGACCTTTGTTCAGCTCATTGATGAGGGCGTTCACGTGGTTGCCGTTCGTCAGCATACCCAGCTGCACCAGTAGACCCGAGAAATTCACATCCGCACCCGTAAAATAGGCGTCTGTGCTTTCTGGAAGCTGTAAGGTGGTCGTATCCTTCAGCGACACAAAGGGCAGACGATTGTTGCTCACAAACACATTTTCCACTTTTTCAGTCATTGTTGTCTTAAGGGTGTCGGCGCGAGGCGTCGCGCTGAAGTAAGGGAGGAATCTCTCATAGTCCGTGAGGTTTTGAGCGAGGTTCGCCGCCGACCACTCGGGTTCTGCAGCCTTCTCTCCCGTCAGAGTGGCGGGATCATAGAACAGAGCGCCGCACGGAATGTCGCTGAAAGCTGGGTTCGTTATGTTGCGGAAAAGCACTTTGAGGAAGGCTTTATCATTCGGCGAGAAGTAGCGAATGCGAATGTTGTAGAGACCAGCGCTAAAGTTCTTCTCGAGGGTGGTGCTGGCCACCGAAGGTTGCGTCGCATTCGTGTTACGAAGGATGTTGGTGCCGTATGCCGAGGCCACCAGCTGGTTATCAATGTAGACATCGGCGGGGGCGGATGTGTTGAGTGCAAACACGTAGGTGCCGCCGCGGTTGATGGTGATTTTACCTTCTAGTTCGAACGCATATTGCTTGCGGTCGGCGCGGTTAAGATCCAGACCGGCCACGGTAGTGGGAAGTACGCTGACGGGCGTCAGATCGCTGTAGCGGTTGTCCATGGAGGCAGCATCTGTGGGGGCGCTCAATGTGTGCAGATAGGTGTAGAGAGACAGACCAGGTTCGTATCTGCGCCCGTCAATGTTGGTGCTCAGCGCCGGCGGCAAATACGAGCCCGTCTCGTCACTTTCATCTGGCGGAAAAAAGCTCATATTGATGAAATCGAGTTTCTGGACGACCGCGGCAATCAACGGCGCCTTTACGACTTCATCGGTGATCGCTGTTGAGGCGGACATGTTCCTTACAAGATGCCAAGAAAAAAGAGGGCGTTGTAAGTAGGAGATGAAGTTCTCGAAGGAGGAATGTGAGCAGTGGAAGCGCGAACCACTCTATAACCCTGCGGCGCACCAGCGCAGACGGGCGCTCGACGTTAATGGACCAACGTATAAGAGGCTGGTGCAGGAGTGCGCCAAGTACGGCATTGCTGCGCCTCGTGCCGGCAAAGCGGTGGAGGTAGAGGTGGAGGGGGCGGCAGCCGAGCCGGAGGTAGTGGCAGCAGCACCACAGCCACGCGAGCGCAAGCTGACAAAAGCTGAATGCCGCACGCTAGAGAAGACAAAAGTAAACCCGATCACAAAGCGCGTTCTCAAACCCGACAATGTTCAAGGGCTCTACCGAAAGCTCATGAAACAATGCCTCGTGGATTTCGGCGACTTGCAAGACACGCCGCAAGGCGCGAACAGTATGCCGCTCGAAGCCAAGCGCTTTAGACTCAAGCGCGCACTCAAACGAGCGTTAGACCCACTGCTGAACCCAAAGGATTCCGCTGAGAATCGCCTAAAGTTCCGCAAAGCCGTTCAAAAGCATTTCGACAATCTGCAACCATGCATTGTGAGCCGCACCGTTACCACCGGCGCGGACAAATGGGTCATGATCCGCGCGGCAAGCGCCCCAGATGCCAACCAAGAAGTGCTCTTGTTTGACAAGCGCATCGGTAGCAAATCCGTCTACGGTGTTGCCTACATGAACATGGGCAAAGGCTTCCAACGAATGCTCAAGTTATCGGCCAAAGTTGTGCCCGGTGACCCAAGAGCTACTGCTGCAGAGATCGGGTTCCTCTTAAATATGACCAAAGTCGTATTCGATCAGTTGTCGCCAAATATGCCCATCACTTACCATATTTACAACTGCAATGCCGCCAAGCTCTTGCAACATGTCAAAGACCCTAATCTGCCGAAGATGCTCAAGCAGCCATACACCGTCGTCTTGAGCGAGCTAGCGGATGGCGACCTGCACGAGTTCTTCAAACACAAGCATACCCCAGAAGAATATGAAAGCGTGATCTTCCAAGTGCTTTTGGCATTGCGCGCATTTCATATCCACGTTCACGCGGTGCACAAAGATGCGCACCTCGGGAACTTTTTGTTCCATCGGGTAAAGAAAGGAGGCTATTGGCATTACAAAATCAAGGGACAGGATTACTTTGTACCGAATGCAGGTTACTTGGTTGTGCTATGGGATCCAGGGCTAGCCTCATACTACAACAGCAATACGCCACACTGGCGTTATTCTTTGAATAATGATAATTACCGTCCACTTGCTTTGATGCGAAAATTCAACACAGACCCATACTACCATAGATTGAAATTGATCTCAGTTCCACCCAAGACGTTCCGCGTGTTCTCGGATATATTCCACATCTTACTGAATGACCTAGAGAACGTGAATCTATGGGAGGAAATCGCCACGAGAATCAGAGCAAAAAAGTTGAAATTCGATCATATATTAACTGACAAAACGGATACAATGACCGTGATCAACAAGCGTATTTACCAGCTGGGTTAACGGTGTGGTGCCAAGTACTAGACGCAGCACCGGTAGTAAAAGTACGTTCCGGAGTTTTCGTTATGACGTGTGATGCGCACGATGTCCCCGTGCTTGAGTCCTAGCCAGCGCGCCATCATGTCCGTCTTCATGATCACGGGCAGTTGTGCCTTTGTTTTTACCTGATATTTTGAAAGAATGTCCTTGATGTCGCCCTCCGCAACCTTTTCGTGCTTCGGAACCAGCACATGTTTGGAAGGATTGTACTGAAGCTCCTTGAGTGTGAAGATCTGCAGCCCGCCACCTTGACCGTGGAGCTGCTTGTCCAGCTGCTGGAAGAGTTGGTTGTTGGCCGCCGTCAGCATTTTGGCGTCCGAGACAATCAGCATGAAATGCTTTTTAGCAGAAGACTCCTCGATGTCAAAGTAGGACGATTCTGTTTTGGCCGTGAGCGTCTTTAGAATGGTCTTGGACAACGCTGTATAAATGATCGTTTTATCTGTCTCATGTTGCATAAGTTTGCCGAGATACACGCCCCAGTCCTCCATGGCATCCAGTTCGTTCCGCATTTCTGCCGTGTCTTCATGCCGTTCTTCCAGCATTTCGCAGACGTGGTACAGAGCGGTTTCGATGGTGTGGTTGCCCATTTCCGTGTGCGCTTGCGCTCGCTAATTATATGCAATATACAAAAATTTTAAATGACACGCCGTCAAATTTTGTATTACGCGCCACCAGCGGGCGGTGGGGGAGCGTCGTCGTCTTCGTCGTCCTGGGTTGCGCTGATAACGCGGAGGCCGCGCCAGCCACTGACCGGATATTGCCCAAAGGTCTTTTCCATATAGGCTTTGAATTGGTTGCGGTCGGGCAGTTTCTTGCCCTTGTAACCCACCTTGATGGCCCAATTTTTGAAATCGATGAAGAGGTTGTTGACCATGACGCGGGTTGTAACGGTCGCATCCCGAACGATATTCTCGCTGACGAATTGACCAATGATGTCGTTGTTCTTCTTGTATCCTTCCGTTGCACAGCGCACTTCCATCGGCTCCTCCACCGTGGTCGGGTTCAACTGCTTGTGATGCTCAATCAGCATGCTGATAAAGGTCTCCGCCCAGCGGTCGAATTTCTCAGAGAGCTCGAGGTCAATTGGGAATTCAGAGGGCTTCGACGGATCTGGCGAGTCGGTGAATTTGGACGTGAATTCCATGACACGAATGCGGCGCCACGTACCACCATCATCCGAACTGACTTCGGGAAGCTCATTACAGGTCATGATCATTTTGAATTGCGGGCGGAATTCCACGGGATCCTTGAAGAGACCACGCGCGAGGATGCGATCACCACCGGACAACTCCTTCATGAGGCCAATGTTGAGCTTCTCGGCATCCCCTGGCTCTTGCATGACCGCAAATCGGCGGCCTTTAGTGCGCTCCAGTTCCGACTGCGCGGCGTTGGAGGCAACGCGTTTTTGTGTGAGCAGCGAAATCGGAAGAATGCAATAGTACTCCCCAATCGCCTTTTGAACCAGCTCCAGCAGCTTGGACTTGCCGTTGCTATTGTGGGTGACCGTGAAATCGCCCATCACATAGCGGTGGTTGCCATCCAGCTCAAAGCCATAGTAATTGCCTGCTTCGCACTCTTGAATTGTGAAACTGGAAGTGGTGGAGGCTTGGTTGCGGATTTCCAGGGTGATGGTTGCGGAGGCGGCTGGTGTTGCGGTACACGCCATCCCAAGAGAGCGTGCCAGGTAGAGGACATCTTCGGCGAGAGTCGCATTGGTAAGTGTGAGAACGTACTTGTTGGACGGGTGGGTCTTGGAGGCGTGACCATGTGCGTCCAGAATGCCCGCGAGGAGCTCGCGACGTTGCTCGAGCGAGGCGGTCTTATACACATGTGGGATGGGATCATTTGCGAAGCGTCCCGATTTGATCTCAAAGCCGTATGTGTACGGGTCGATTTCCAGGTTCTGGTGCTGGAAGGGCACCGCCTCGCTCTTGTAGAGAACGACCGCACCCTCGCGAAGCCACCACGAATCCCAGCGCAGGAGATCCTTCACCGTAATGTCGAGGACATCGCCCGCATGCACCGCATGGGCAGGGAGGCAACGCGCGAAGGCGGCAGCTTCCTCTGTGGAAGCAAAGGTCTTGGACATTTGAATGGGCTCATCCGTCTTGCAAGGCGCGGGCTCAAACCAACGCACACAATTGGCATTGTCGCGCGTAACGGAAACCTTGTCCGAGAATTTCACACACAGCACGTGGTTCGCATTTACGCGGAAGGACTCGCCCTCGGCCTCACGTGGGATGATGTCGAACATGCGGTCTGTGCCGCGGAATAGCTGCTGGACGACGCGTGGGGTGTGATCGTCGCCCATAAGCGTGTCTCCTTCGACAATGTCCTGCACCTTGCGGAGCGAGCCGTCGTGCATCAGGATCGGCGTATCAATCGCATGACACCCACTGCCTGTGAACATATAGAACTTCTCCTGGCGGATGGAGCCATCCAAGACGATGGTCAGCACATCCTTCACATAACGACGCACATTGGCATTGGTAAAGAGCTTCTCAAAGAAGCCCTCGACTTCCTGTGCCTCGATCGATTTCGGATCGTACGGAATGTAATGCCGACCCGTCGAAAAGGAGATGTAGTCATCCGGTAGACCTTCGCGGAATTCGTGCATGCGTAGATCGTACACACCGTTCTCGAACCCGATCAGATGCGCGTGCGAATCCAGAAGCTCCTCAAACTTCTCATCCGTGAAGAGCGCCTTGCACTCTTTCATGATGCTGTCCTTGTAACCACACGACTTGAGCTTGAGGGCAATCGCTTGCAGTTTCTTCGCCTTGTCCTCATAAACGTCGCGGTGCTCAGGGAAACGCATGGCTTCGGTGTTGAAATGCAGGGCGCGCGCGATGAATTTCGAGCAAATTTCAATCGAGAGCAGGAGGCGCAGGTAGAGACCCTCCTTTGTGCGCACCCAACGGTGCTTCTGTGGGTTAAACGTGTACCAAATGTCCTTCGTCGTGAAGCGGTAGGTGTCCTTGTACAGCGAGTGGACGACGGTGGCGACATCAAAATGCGCACCTTCGCTGCCTGCGCAACGGTCAATGAGCGTGATCACGTTGTCACTAAGGATTTCGTTATAGCGGGCTAGGTTATCCTTCTTCGCCCACCAACGCAGTGTTCCCATACCGAGCGTATCCACACGCATGCTGTCCCAGAGCTTTTCACATTCCCCACCGATGAACTTGCTACTGAATTTCGAGAATTCGATCCAGGTCTGCAGCAGGCGAAAATCGCAATTGCGGAGCACCCATCCAAGCTTTATCCACTGGTCGTAGTTGTCGGCGCGGCTTCTGTTGAGGCACTGGAGCACCAGATCCTTGGCAAGCTTGAACTCCTCTTCCGGCGCCTGGTTTCGCATGTAATTGATGCTCTTCGCAAAGATCTGCTGGTGCAGCTTGTTCTTCCGGCGCTCTTCCGTCGCCGGCATGACATGGCGGACGTACTGCTCGATTTCTTCCGCCTTGTCCGCAAAGACTTCCGTGGGCTCCGTAAAGGCGCGCATGGAAAACATAGACACGTAATGTGCCTCGCTGACCTTGCCGACGAGTGCTGACATATCGATGAGGCTGCGATCTTGTGGATCCCACTTCCAAATCTGCGTCACCTTATACGCTTCCATGTCGGGCTTGCTGCTGCCGTACATTTGCCAATTGCACTTGTCAATGATGTGGTCATCGACGACGTCATCGAAGCTATTCGTGAGCGGCAGTCCTGTGAAGACAAGGGGAGAGCGGTCGAGTACCTTTCGGCGCACCCAGTGCTGCAGGTCATTGTTGACGATCAGCTGCGGCCATACGATGTGGATCCCATCCTTGAGTTTGCCGCGGTACTCGACGGGATGCTTCTTTTCCATCACATAGGCAATGAAGGCATCGTCGGGCGCTGCCAGGGCGCTGGAGAGCACTTCAAAGTAGGCCACGAGAATGCGCTGGATATCCGCGTCGATATACATGCGTGGCAGGGGCTCACCGGGTTTTAGACCATCCGGCAGCGCAAATCGGAAATCAAAATCGGCGCGCATCATGCTGGGGTTCGTTGGCTTCTCCGTGAGGTGCAGTGAGCCGCCCGCCTGCATCGCCCGCTTATAGACATTGTAAAAGTCGTCTAGTTTCTCGTTTGGGATATTGATGCTATACGCTGGCTTCCCGATGCTCGTGTGTGTAAATGGACTACCGCGCTCGCTGCGAAACTGGTGTGTAAATTGCTTGAGCTCATCCATTGTACCCTTCCGACCAAAGGGGCTCTCCTGGAATATATGCCCGGGTTTTTTTTAAACCAAACGCCCACACGGGCTTACGAGAACTTTCGGAGTGTCGTTGAATTTAGCTGCAGAATCAGTGGGCTGGTTGGGTGGTTTCGTATGGATGATAGCATCAATTTTTTAAGTGTGTGAGATGGGTACGCTTTTTTGCTTACCAAATAGACGACGGCCAATGTATCTATCTAAATACAACTAACTTGCAATACGTGAATTTACAAAACAATTAACTAGACTTGTAAAAGACATTGGAAAACACCGGGTTACTTTGGTTGTCAGCTTCAATCGAGCTTGTCAAAGTCAAAATAAAGGGGTTTCGTACCATAGACATATTGTGCATGATCGTGAACCATTCCAGGACGCTTGCCTTCGTTTAGAAATTGAATGGCACTTTTCATGATGGATGCAAATCCTTCCGCGTATTCCGGATGTTCCAACATTAAGCTAATCGCCTCAAGCAATTCTTTTTTATCTTCATCGTATACATGATTGAGCATAAACTGATATAAATTCTGATAGGCATCCTTTAGTTTACGGTGCATTTCACGTATTTCCTTATGATAATTTTCAATCGTTTTTTCAAAACGGGCTTCTTGTTCCTCTAGTTCGCGCTCCGTTTCTTCGTAAAATTTTAAACAGATGTTCTTGAAATGGTCCTCCGTTAAATGAGGCACGTTGTTCAACGGATTTTTTAGAGGAATAAAACGGCGACGACAACGAATCGGTACAGGTTCTGGCTCGGGTTCATACATGGGTCGCGCGTGCGGGGGCGGCGACGGCGAAGATTCCGAAGGGTTCGAAGATTCCGAATCAGACGACGACAAGTCCAAATATGCCGAAGTCATTTCGTTCAATTAATAGCATATTTCGGGTTTTGCTTTTTAAATTTGTTTGACGTCGGCACTTCAGGATGGATAGATGTGAATTTTGACGCATTTGTACGAAATCCTCCCAGCAAAACCTCGCACCAATTGTCGTCGTGTCTGACCAATGATGCAACAAAAGAATGATTTGTTAAGGTGATCTGGTAGAAGCGCATACTTGTCCCGATAGAGTACGGCATTATCTTTTTATAGCGCGCGTTCGACCCACGTGCGCGTCGATTCGTCCCAATCATACGACACAATGCGATCTGATTCGGTGTCAAATTGCGGATAAGGCACGGGGGGCTCCCATAAGAACGTCGTCGTGTTCAGCGTCCATGATGGGTAAGGCTGGGGTGCCGAGAAGTTCTCATGATCCGGATAATAGATATACCCTTGTCCAGCATAGTTTTTCCCAGGGGTTGAGTAATAGGTGCGCACCCATGTGCCCCCTAGGTTCCTCTCGCACCACTCTTTGGAGTCACACACAATGACGCGTAATACTATGTTAGATGCTGGGTCGATTTCGGCGTAATGAACCATATTTTGGCGATTGGCTTCTGAATATGATACAAGAAAGAGTTTTAAAGTAAGTAGCGAATAATTACAATGCCAGATCCACCATTGCCAGCAATAGCATTGGACGCACCATTTAAACCTCCTCCACCACCTCCACCACCAGTATTTGCTGTCCCACTGGTGGCGGTTGTTGTGCCTTTCGAACCTGCACCACCACCACCTAAACCACCTGTTCCAGCCGCTCCGGAGGACAAAGCTGAATTACCACCACCACCCCCACCCGCATAGTAAGTGAGACTTCCAGATATGTTATACTGAGAACCGTTACCACCATTACCACCTGACGCGTTTGCACCAGAAACTGCATTTCCACCTACTTGCCCAGCACCACCGCCCCCTCCTCCAGCAAATGTAGGTTCTGTACTAACACTTGTACTTCCTGCACCACCTATGTTACCCTGATTTGCAGTGGCAGCTCCACCTGTACCACCACCGCCCACACCACCACCACCGCTACCGCCTGTACCACCATTCGCCCCTGCGCCACCACCCGAACCACCACCTACAGCTGTATATGTTGAAAATTGCGAGTTTTGACCTGGACTACCAGATGCAGGAGTCGATCCTGCGCCGGCACCACCCCCACCAACGACTACAGAATATGTGCCCGGCTGAATAAGAAGTGCTGTTAGGTAGATTAAACCTCCTGCACCACCACCACCACCATGACGTGAACCACCACCACCTCCTCCTGCTACAATTAGAACATCTGCTGTACCTGAAGAATAGACATTTAGCGTCCCACTCGATGTAAACGTATGGATCCTGTAATTAGCTGAATCACTTGTAGTGTTACCTCCACTTGCAGTAAGACCACCAACAGATATCCATCCGATATCTGTATAATATTGCAAGCGACCAGTTGTGGTATTGAATCTCAGCATTCCCAACACTGGATTTATAGGTATTTGTGCGGTCGTTCCGGATGGAATTATCATTGCTCCTGTGCTTACAATATCGATCGCCGCGCGCGGATTTGTTGTCCCTACCCCGATGTTGCCCGACACGATCGCATCCCCACCCTGAATATCCAGCAACTTGCGCGGAGCTGTGGTACCAATCCCCACATTGTTTGTATTCGGCTGGACAAAAAGTCCAATAGAATTTGGTCCAGACATTCTACACAATCTGTAATATATTCGTACTTTTTATGCACCGCAATAAATAGGTATGAGCGCAAGCAAGCAGCAGCTGTTTTGTGCGCCGGTTCGCGACGGCATCGTTGCGAAAGACCACACGTGCTACACGCGCGAAGAACTGTTGAAGTTCGTCAAGGAATACAATGAGAAACATGCGGGGGGCTCTGGGCGTATCATGGGTGCCTCCCGCATGACAAAGACAGAGCTTGTCAAGTCGCTCGACGCCCATATGACACCGATGTGTGGCGCGAATCAGCAATGGTGCTGGGCGGAGAAACTGCGTGCCGCCGCCGTGCCGGTCGATGAGGTCTTGCGCCCGGTGAAGCCGAGTGAATGGAAGAAGGATCCACACACCTGGCTCAGCAATTTCGACATTGAGAAAGTCATGAAGCAATACGAAGACGACAAGCGATTCAGATACAAGCTTATGGGTGTGTACCCCATGGACTTTGCAAAAGTGTATCCAGAAGCCCGCGCCATCGACATCGCTGCGCTGCGACGGGACGGGCGCGACTATCTAGGATACATTCTGAACCTTGACAACCATGATGAACCCGGCTCGCATTGGGTTTCGTTGTTCTTGTGCGTAAACCCCGACCAACCTGCGTACGGCGCCTACTTTTATGACAGCGTTGGAACGGAACCCGCACAAGAGATCCATGATTTCTTGGCATCCGTCATCCAGCCTCAATGCCAGCGCCTCTACGAAAAACCGCTGCCCTTCTACTGGAACAAGCGCCAGAACCAACGACGCAACACCGAATGCGGCGTCTTCTCAATGAACTTTCAAATCAAACTATTGCGCAAACTGCTCGAAAAACCGACCATGTCCGTACGGAACATTGTCAAGATTAAAGCCGACGACAAAAAGGTGTCGCTGCTCAGGGACATTCTGTTCCGACCCACCACCCAGCCCGGGTCGACGTACTTAGGAGGGCGCGGGCGTTTAAAGCAGCGCTCGGTTAAGGAAAAGAAGGCACGCTAAATTAATGTCATTTGCAAGCAAGCAAAATGTCGAGTTCCTATCGGATATCCTTTTGAATTTCTTCCGGGACAAGTACCAGGCGCATCTGCCGCTGCCTGAAATCCAAGCTACGGTCGCCGACTACATACAGAAGCTTGATCCAGGAGTACGGAACAAAATGTCACTTGAAGACATCAATCGGCGGATCGTATCGAACGTCAAAGAGATCTTGAAGATGCGGCTTCGGACGGTTTCGGAGCCACAGAATGTGCCACTGGAGACTCATCGAGCCGAACAGGAAGACGATGATAGTGGCGAGTCCTTCATGAACAAACTCCAACAGCTTGAAATTCAGCGTTCTGCGATTGTCGCCCCCGAACCCGTGGGTGGCGCGAGCGTCGCGGGCAGCGTCGGAAGCGGGGGTACCATGGGGGGTGGCCTGGGTGGGGCAGGGACGCCGGCTGCCACGCACCGTTCGAGCTCCAGCTCATCATTGGACGTGGCATCGCTCAAATCCGTGGCAGACGTCCTCGTCGGAAAGATGAGCAGTGCGGTGAACACCGGGGGCTTGAGCGCCACTGTCTTCTTGCAACCACCAACCAAGCGCAGCAAAGAGTTTGTCATTCGCTCATGGGATCGCCCGTGGTACACCGATGGGGACAGCAGGAACCGCAACGGTGTCGTTGTCCAGAACGTGCCCTTCATCCGAGATACCACGACACAGGTCTTGTACGCATTCTTGCCACGCGATGTGTGCAGCATGACCCCATTTGTGGTCCTGCAGATTCGCGGTGCCACCGGCAGCGTCTTCCAGAGCTACTTGTTTGCCACCTGTCCCAACAACGGCAGCTGCAGCAACCATTGGATTGCCTTCCGTCCAGGGTCGGATTCTTTAGGGTACATCACGCCTTTGGCGCTGCCATGGACAGTGTCGTTCTTGGCCTCTGACGGATCCCCGCTCGAGATGGGCGAAGACGGGCAAATCCTTGAGTACGACGGTGCGGCCGGCATGCATCGCGTCCGGCACTTGCAAGAACTGCGGGAGTTACGCGAGCTTGGCACCACTGATGTCGTTTGGGTGAGTGTGCGCAATGAGCTCCGCAAATCACGAGTTCGTGCCGTGGAAGCAGGGACTCCAGGTGGGTTTGCCGGCTTTGTACGTCTGGAGGGCGTACAAGAGACGTGCAAGCTATTGAACTGCGGGAAACAGTGGAATATTATTTTTGAGATTTCCACGACCAAAAACAAAAGCTAATGGGCAACCGCCAGCTTAGCTGACCGCAACAATGATGGACAGGATCACCCAGACAATCATTGTCAGGATTTCCAAGCGCGAGATGAGCTGTATCTTTTCTTCTTCCGAGATCGCAGTGATCTCGAAACCACTGACTGGGAAATTCAACTTGTACATGATGAGGAACATGAAGGCACCCAGTGTCCAGAGCAGCACGATGTATGTGTAGAAATAGCCTGCATTCTGGTGGAAGTTGATGTAGTTGAACACAACGCGCAAGCGGTACATGTCAAGGTTGACAAAGAGCGCAAAGGCGACGAAGATGAGGGTGAAAAGCACGAGGTACGCGACCACGGCATTGAACATGCGCTTGACCGTGCCGCGCTCGATGAGGAACTCAACAATCGAAAGCGCGAACAGGCGAATGAAGAGTGTCAAGAACACAAATATCGTCTTGTCTTGAGTCGTCACCGCCAGCACTTGCTCTGGGAGCAGGTTGTTTGCGCGCATGGCGGTCACGAGGTTCTGCTTCGCTGTGATGTCGTCCGTATCACGAGCGTTCTTGTAGTCGAACATCAGCTTCGTAAATAGGTTGTCCATGGGCGAGATCGAGTTCGCAAGGGCGAACGCTGGATTCATACGCGTCTTGTAGAGGGCTTCGAGGGGTGTGATGACGCTGTCCAGGATCATTTTGATGTTCGCGTTCGACGTGTTTATAATTTTCTGAATTGCTGCGTCATCCAACGGCGCCCCACCTGCTTGTGGACGTATAGCATACTGAGCCGGTAGATACCGTTGGTTTTCGGCTTTTCGAACGGCAAACTCGCGCTCTTCCTTGATGCCTTGCGCCTTGCGTTTGACCGTTGCGAGTTGTGCATTGAATGCACTTGTGATATCGGTAACCCACGACGAGATGTCGTTTATAAAGCCTTTCGATTCCGATGTACCACTTAATTTACCTTCGACAGCTTCGGACAACTTACTTGACATCTCAATGAAACGGCGATCCGTCATATGATTGGGCTCGCGTTCAATGATCTTGGTGAGACGGTTAAAAATCTTGCGCATGTTTGCCTTTTGATCTTCGGCGAGTTTCTGGATCTCAGCAATGATCTGTTTACCTTCCTCGTTCATGTAGCTGTAGGCACCGGTAACACCGCGCTCTTTTTCTAAATTGAGCTTCTCGAGGTCGGTACGAGCTGTTTGAAGATCAGTTTCAGCCTGTTTTAGTTGTACTTTCTTGTCGTCACCTTTTTCGCCACGTAAGCCAGTGATTCTCTGTTCGATTTCTGCGATTTTTGAGTCTAGTGCCTTTCGTCGTTCTTCGTATGTATTATCTTTCTTGGATTGATCTTCTGATTGAGGATCATCTTTCTTGGATTGAGCCGGAGCATTTTCTGAATCGAGTCTTTTGATCTCGTCATTGAACTGCTTGAACTTTGCGACCGCATTCGTAATCGCCGTAAGAATAACATTCAACTCTTTCTTGCTCAGCTGAAGTTCTTTCAAGACAAGCTGGGCGTTCTTCACAGCGTCTTGTGGATTTTTCGGGTCGGGAGGTGGCGGCAGGTTGGTTTCTGAGGTTGTTTCGTCAGAAGATTCGGAGGGAGCGCCGCCGAATGCATTGAACAATGATTTCTCATCAAAGGCTGAAACTTTTATTGGTTCTTTTCTTACTACTTGTTCAATACTTGTTCTCGCCGCATTTTGTAAATCTACATAAGTTGACATACGTGGCAATTGCTCCTTTAGCGGCAAATTTGGCCTCCGCAGGAACCAATACTGAAGATTTCTCAATATGATCTGTTGGTTCGCAGTGATGTTGGTAATCTGTTTGCTATACTCATCGAAGCTTAATTCAAAATTATCGTATTTATCGCCAGTTAGCATCCATTGTTCTATCCATGTTTTTAACGTTGGTAATCCTTCATCAAGTTTGATCTCGTATGGTACCATAAATTTATATTCCAAGTAGCATCTTAGAATAAAATGTTTTAATTCTATGTCTTTTACAGAGGAAACATGTTGTGCCGCATTCTTTAATGCGTGTAGGAGTACTCGACGCCTTTCTTCATTCGTTTTTTTCTTCACATCGCCTGCCTCAAACCCTAAAAGAGGGAGAATTACAAACCATCCCGACCATGTGAAGTCATTCGATGTGGTTTGTAACTTCGTAAAGAGTTCTATGATATTGTATTTATGAAAACGCACGTCAGATATTTGTGTGTCGAACAAATATCCGTCTCCATCGCTGTTTATTATAGTATTAATTTGATCGTCATTAAGTGTATAGAGCCATATCGAAAAACGTCCCAATTCTTCAATCAGGCTCGAATATGCATTGTTCAACGCTTCTGTCGAATTTGCACCGACTAAATTGAAGTCCTTTGTTAAAGTCTGCTTGCTTATTACGTTGAAAAGGTAGTCTTTGGATAAGGAGGATCGTTCTTTTAAATTAACCCTGAACCATTCGACATAGGCTGCCTTTTTTAGTGTTGTGTCTTCAAATCCCTTAACCTTTTCAGCGAACTCTGAAATACGTATTTTATCGTTCGTTACTCCTAAACTGCGTAGGGCCGTTGTGACTTGATCTGGAGTCATCCTTGCGGCAGGTGCAACAGGTGCAGGTGCAACAGGTGCAGGTGCAGTTGCAGCAGCCGCAGCAGCCGCAGGTGCAGGTACAGGTGCAGGTGCAGGTGCAGGTGCAGGTGCAGGTGCAGGTTCAGCAGGTGCAGCAGGTGCAGCAGGTGCAGC